AGATACGAATAACGGCATATATACACAACAAAGGCCGCCATATTAATCATACGGCGGCCTTTCGAGGATTCATTGGCGTATCTTCAACCTCATGGACAGCATGGTCTTGTCCCACAATATCAGAAAAGCATCCCAATAATCCTGAAAGCTGAAATAGTACCAACTCATTTGCAGATACCATATCGGCAGATAGGCTATGAATATGGTGAACCACAAGGGGATGAGCAGCCAACGAAGCACCAATCTTGCTTTGTCCATTATTGTTTTTTATTTTCATTAAAAAAATCATTCATTGCCTCGCATTCCTCCCTGGAAATCTCTTTCCAAAAAGTAATCACACAATATTCCTTAATTAAATTATAAAGGTACTCATGCCTTTCCCTCACATCGAAAAAGCCATTATCGCATGAACAGACGGCATGGCCTATGCCTCTCTGATATCGGTAAGTATAGTAATAATATTTTCTCATAATCAATTATATTTCTTTGTAATCCTTACACCCTTTACAATAAAAACCACATTATAACCAAGCCTCTTATGGTAATTACTTATCTTCATCAAGGCTGGATTAGAATAAATACTGTCCAATGCCAATATTCCGATATTCATTTTTTTATTGCATTTTCATAAAGCACATCCAATGTGTCCTGGAAGCCTTGCCCGACTTGTGCCCGAACAGCGGACGTACTCCTATTATCTCCAGTATTCTGCTGACCGGAATACGGGTTTCGTTCCACTTGAATATCAGCACTCCATTTATGTCCAGTACACGCATGCACTCATCAAAGCCCTGCTTTATATCGTCCTGCCATTTGAATCTGCGGAGCGTACCGTATTTCTGTGCCATATATGCCCCATCATTGGAATTGTCCAAATGTGGAGGGTCGAAGACCACGAGCTTGAACGAGCGGTCGGGATATGGCATTGCAGTGAAATCAGCGACCACATCCGGATGGACTTCCAGCTTGCGGCCGTCACATAGAATGTACTCAGCATCCCGGATATCCTGGAAAAGGACATTCGGATGTGTCTTGTCAAACCAGAACATCCTACTGCCGCAGCAAGCGTCCAATATCATTTTCTTTTCATCCATTCTTAATCTGGTTACCGGTTTATCAAATAATCTATTGTTATAAGTATTTCGTATGCTATCCGTGGGTCTATGGAGTTACCGAGGGCGTGAGTTCTGTCCATCCAGTCGGGAATCCCATAAACCACTCCATCCAGTTCGGAGTAATATCGGACGGATTGAAACCAGCTCTCGAAATACATGCAGTCAGGTAGTTGCTTTTTCGTCTGCCTGAATGCTTTAAAATGCTCTCCCGGCGTAACTTTATCCTTTTTGCTTCCGAAGCCGTCAAGGCAGGCAACAATCCAGACCCGCTTTCTTTCTTGAAAAGAGTCCTTACCCGCAGCTGGAATAATAAACGGTTGTACTTCGTAGCCTTCACTTTCCAAATCAACGCACACTTGCTCGAAGACCACTCCGTCTGCGTTACCAATAAGTCCGAGAACATTTTCAGCGACGACCCATGTAGGCCGGCACTCTTGTATAACTCGATACATCGCCGGCCATAAAAAGCGGGGGTCTTCTGTCCCTCGCTGAAGCCCGGCGTTACTGAACGGTTGGCAGGGGAATCCTCCGGCCACAACGTCAACGTTACCTCTGTATTTCTTCGCATTGATCTCATTTATATTTCCATATTTAGGTATATTGGGAAAATGCTTCTTCAGCACTTCCAGGCAAAACGGGTCTATTTCAGATTGAAAAAGAATTTCCCAGCCAAGAGTATCGGCAGCCAAATCAAAACCGCCAATGCCGGCGAATAGGCTTATCATCTTTATATTTCTGCCCATTTTCATTCCATTTTGAGTTAAAATAATTCTCGCATCCAACAAAGAATCTCGTCATCATTCACATAACGTCCATATCTCACTTTCCATTTCCACTTATTGTTATGGCGTCCCTTCCAATATTCCCGATATGCAACATCAAAGCCCTTATGCTTATAAAAAATAATGTAGTCATCAGTAGTGGCGACAATGGTTTCCTCTCCCTCTGACACAGTATTTTCCATACAGTCTTCCGGCATGATACAAGGAGGAAAATACATCATCGGGAACATACTTTTTAGCCATTCTATACCTGAATGGAAACCTACTTGTGCAAAACCTTTATAATTTCCATGATAATAATCATTTAGCCAGGATTCCTCAAAGGCCTTTTCTATCAATTGTTTCATTTCTTTGATTTATTGTTAGTCAACCTGATATAGCCTGCATCCCGTCTTCTCCTTCGCCCTGAGCAAAAAGCTGGCGGTCTCGTCACTGTCAACCACCAGTTTGATGGCGGTAAGCCCTTCTGTTTTGGGCTTCTGTAAAAGCAGGGAGCAGGGCTGGTCATAATAGTTCCAGTAGAAGATGAAATCCGCCACATGGAAATTGTCTATCTGGACAATGTATTTCACGGGAATACGCATAGGACTTCAGTGATTAAATGTTGTTTGAATTCCCTTTGAGGCAGGGTTTCACTTCCCCGTCCGGTACCCAGTCCACCGTAACGATGCCCTTCACCTTGCCGGTACCGCCACACTTGGGGCACGGGACCAGTTCCGTATCCTTTACCGTGATATCCCCCTGGAAATAGCCGTTGCCCTGACAATAGCCGCAGGAATACCCCGGGAATTCTCCGACGGTCTCCCGTCCCGTTCCGAAGTGGGGTGCCGTTACCAGCACCCCGTTCTGTTTCTTGCTCATGGTCTGTTCTGTATTAAGTTCTTTTTCTCCTTTCATAATTCCAGCCGTTCAGTCTGTACACCTCGCGCCGTGCCTCTTCCCTGGTCGGATATTCATTCACCTTGGTGCCAAGAGTGGATATCCTCGGAGGGAAGCTGTCACCCTGACGGTAGGTGATGTCAAGGTACACAGCCCAGCACCGCCCGCGGGGACGGTACCGGTAACGGCGGTGTATCTCCCTCATCTCACTGCTCAACCGCATCGCTCTCCTTTTTAGGCTCCACATAGAAGGTCTCCTCCTGCACCACCTGCACACCGATCTTCGGGAAATAGGATACCACGTCAGGATTCTCACGGTCAGCCAGCAGTCTGTCCTTGGCAAGCTCCTCACTGGTGCGGATATACTGCGGCAAAAGCTCCTTGCATAAATTCGTCACTGCCGCCCAGGTGAACCCCTTCAGGTTCTTCAGCTTCGGTGTGCCGGTACGGAAACCGAACACGCCATGGGCGCTCTCCAGGCTTTTCTTCCTGGAGAACAGTTCTTCCTTGTTTTCTACGGCGTATGCCTGCATGATGTCGAAGTTCTTTTCCTTCGTGGCTGACAGTTCTGCCAGCTGGTCCGCATACTTCTCGCGGATACGGGTCATCTCAAGGTCCATCTTCGAGGTGAGGTTCTGTACTTTGGCATCGGCCGCCGCAAAATCTGCGAAGGCCTGCTCTGCCTGCTCGCGGCTGATACCGCTGACTACTGTTTTCTTTGTTCTTGCCATAATTCTTGCTCTTTTGATAGGGTTAATAATTTAATAGTTGATTTTATTTTTCTGCTGCTTGCTGGCATTGCGGTAATAAGCCCTGTACTCTTCTGTTTTCGTAGGGTCCTCCAATTGCCGGAGTTCCCGGTCGATGTTGTCGTAACGCACCAGCTCCGCTCGGTATTCGTCCAGCAGGCGGTCGTACTCGATAGGTCTCAAGGCGGTAATACCCGCCATCAACCGGTCCTGCAGGTCACAGATACGGTCTGCACAGACTTCGAGACGGGACGCCAGCCGTTCACGGCGTTTGTTTCTGTCTACGATATGGACCATTGGGATATATTGATTATTATTATCTACCATCTCATCTCCTCCCCTTCTTTATTGTGATAAAATTCTGCACAACCGGAGCGGCGGCAAGCTCACTCCTGCTATAATAGACCAGTCCGGCTTTGCGGTATCCGGTAATGTAACCCTTACGCTGCCAGGCATTCAGCGTCTCACGGCTACATCCTATAAGCTCTGTAGCATCTTTCTGGCCGATATAGTCCGCACGGTTCGTATCCGGCAATTTCTGGTATTCGGCACGTTGGCGGCGTTCTTTCAACAAATCCTCCACAAAGCCTTCCAACTGCGTGACCTTACGCTTCAGAGCCTCAAACTCCCGTACACTGACTGACTGGCGCTCTTTGGGCTCAGGTCTGTCAACCGTCACCGGATATCTGTCCGCATCGGGTATCAGCTCTTCCAGCGATAATCGCCCTGCGGCAAAACGGGCGGCGTCACGGCAGGCATAAAACACGGTCTCGTCCTTGTCTTCCTCCGGAACAGAAGCCACGTAGGTGGCAAACACCTGACTCTCATTATGCCCGTTTTCCAGCACCTCGGCTTGGAGCAGACTGATTTTATCCCCTTTCATGCGGAGAATGGCAATTCCTTTCTTTATTTCCTGTTTCTTTCTCATTGTATCAATCCTTTTTAAATTTCCTTTCCTCACGGCGCATCCATGCCTCCAGCTGTTTCTTGGTGGCCTGGAGCTCCCAAAGCCTCATGCTTGTAATGTCCTTATGCGCCTTGCTGTACTTAC